GTGTAAGACTTGTTATAGTCGAGGTTCCGGTATTTACGAAAGCGGGAAAGAACTTGAACCAAATCAGGAATACGAAGCGATAAGAGGGGCATGGGAAAGAGCGATTGAAGCATGGAACAGGAGAGTAGGTGAACAGTAATGACAGTAGTTTTTCGCTTTCGGGATGGTTTTGAGTTGCCTGTCGAGTGTGAATCTTTTGAGTGTACCATTAATAGTGTGACGGGACAAATCAGCAAATACAAAATTAAAGGCATAACAAGCAACAAACCTGCTTTTATATCGCTTGATGATGTCATATGTGTCTGGAGAAAAGAAGGTGATCAAGAATGACATACATACAACATCTAATCAAAAATTGGCAAGTAGCATTTCACGCCCTGCACGACTTTTTTGCACATTTTATTCACGGATTAATTCCGGCGATAAAGATTCGGCATCATCAGCCGTATCAGAAAGAGGGTGATTAAATGAGACTTGTATATGCGCTTTTTGCCTTAATTATATTTTTGGTTTTGCTATACAATTCGATCTATTTTGGGTCAGCTTCCGCAGACGCACAGCTAATTTCAATTGCAATCGTGATTGCCGGAGCGATGGCAGGAGGTGACTGAAAATGACAATACGAGAATTGATTAATATACTTATTGATGCACCGGAAAAAGACAAGCCGGTTGAAATTGAATACTGCCAGAGTGAAGTCGAGGAAAACAACAATGGATACGAATGGAATCAGCTATATGCGACATCGGTCTGCATACATGGTGGCGGATGCTCGATAGAAGCGCATCCAAAAAAATACATGGTGGCGGATGCTCGATAAAAGCGTATCCAAAAAAACACGAGGTGATCTAATGACAGAAAGTTTCCATGAGTGGTTAAGAAGGAACGCAAAGAAAAAGAGCAGGTTTTTCGCTCGTTTTGCGAGGGAAGCAGGAATAGATGAAAAGAGTTTCAGTAAAACGGTAAATGGATATTCATATCCGTCTACGACCTGCCTCTCGAAAATTTTTAGATATCTCAGGACACCAGAGGCGGAGCGAAAAGAAGTGGTCTGGAAGATGTGGTGCGAGAAATCGAGTTATGATCCGAGGAGGTGACTTTATGAGAAATGATAAATTGAAACCATGTCCGTTCTGCGGTGGGAAGGTAAAACAGGCAGAAGGTATCGGCGGACTGCTGTTCTTTGCCTGTACGAATTACAAGAGCTGCGGAGCAATGATTTCATTCGACAATGACATGTGTAACAGATTCCCGAAAACAGCGGTGATGAAATATAATAAAAGGACTGGACCAGGTGGAAAAGATTGATTTAAAAGAAATCCTGCAGGCAGTGAAAGACGGCAGGCTGTCCGTATGGGTTAACATGTATGGATATATCCAGATGAAGGACAACAAGACCGGCGAACGTGTGTGTCTTGGGTCCATGGAAAAAGATGTTGAATAGTATATAGTGCACGTGGTACAATTAACGCATAAATCAAGGGAGGTGAATGCCTATGGGAAGATGCAGAAGAACCGGTAATTGAGTTTTAAATCCTGATCGCCCGGAGGGAAAAAGATGTTTTACCTGAACTTTGATGATTATTAGCGGTTGCTGGATGTTTTGTCCGGCAGGTGCTATGTAAAGAGAATAGCTATAAACTGTTTAGAAAAGTGATAAAGTGGTATAAATCGTAGCAAGTTAACAAAAAGAAAGCGTTGTGTGTGAAAGTCGTGCCGATGCCGGGCATTGTATTATGCAGTCACAGTGCCGTCAACAAAGCGGATGTTGACGGCACTTTTTTTATCAGGAGAATAATATGGAAATCAAAATGGTATCAGTAGCGGATATAATTCCCTACGAGAATAATCCCAGGAAAAACGCTGATGCTGTCCAGTACGTTAAAAACAGTATTGAGCAGTTTGGGTTCAAAGTGCCGATCATCGTGGACAAGGAAAACGTCATCGTCGCAGAAACATCAATCCCAATCGGGATGACTGCTGTAATTTAAGGAGAAGATAATGACAAATCTGAAAATTGAGTATCTGAGCAAAAAAGAATTGAAAGAATGAAATAAATACATACTTGCATAGATAACATAGCTATATTAAAATATAGTTGGAGGTGATATTATGCAAGAAAGATGGAAAGCAATAAAAGGATTTGAAAAGCTTTATGAGGTCAGTAATACAGGGAAAGTAAGAACATTAGAACATAGAATTTTAAGAAATAATGGCAGAGTTCTTGATATACCACAACGTGAAATTAAAGGAAGCAAAGATACAAAAGGATATTATCAAGTAGAATTAAAAAAGGATGGCAAAAGAAATATAAGGTTTATTCACAGGTTAGTTGCAGAAGCGTTCATAGAAAACAAAGAAAATAAACAACAAGTAAATCACAAGGACGGAAACAAAGAAAACAACAATGTTTCAAACTTAGAGTGGGTGACCTGCAAAGAAAATATACGTCATGCTTGGGAAAATCAATTAAATAAGCCGAATATTGGTGAGAATCATGGAAATCATAAATTGACGGATGACGCTGTCAGATATATCAAAGAACATTATAAACCGCATGACAAAGAATATGGAGCAAGATCGTTGGCAAGGAAGTTCAATGTATCTACATATCCCATTATGCAAATAGCTCATGGGAAAGGATGGAAACATATACAATGAAATTGGAAATAGAATATATACCTATAAGTGAAATAAAATTATATCCAAATAATGCGAAAATTCATACGGCAGAGCAGATCGAACAGATAAAGAAATCAATACAAGAATTTGGCTTTAATGATCCGATTGGGATTTGGCATGGGGAATGTGTAGAGGGGCATGGAAGGATTATTGCCGCAACAGAACTCGGACTCGAGAGAGTACCTGTTATTCGATTAGACAGTCTTACAGATGAGCAGAGAAAGGCTTATGCACTCGTTCATAATAAGCTGACAATGAATACGGATTTCAATGTTGATTTATTGGGGATAGAATTAGATTCAATATTAAATTTCAAAATGGAGGAATTTGGATTTGAATTTAATGAGGAAATGGATGAACAATGGAAAGAGATAGAAAAACCAGAAGAAACATTTACAGAAGTATTGGGAGAAGAACATAATTATATCGTTTTATATTTTGATAATCAAGTGGATTGGTTGCAGTTGCAAAGTTTGATAGATGTTGAAGAGAAAATGAATCTATCAACAAGAAAAGATGGAGTAATAAGTGAGAACATGAAAAGAAAAAGCGTTGGGAGAGTGTTTAATGGGAAAGAAATATTGGAAAGGTTAAGAGAACATTATGAAAATATCCATTAATTGCCCATCGTATAAAAGGCCGCATATAGAAACATTTGATTATATACCATCTTGTAAGGCGTGGGTGGCAGAAAATGAATTTGATAGTTATATAAAGGAAAATGAGGGGTTTGAAAAAAATATAATATGCGTGCCGAATGAAGTACAAGGAAATGTGTGCAGAATAAGGAATTATATATTACGACACGAGTTAGAAAAAAATGATGTTGTGTTATTGATTGATGATGATTTACGTGCGATTGGCAGGTTTGAACCCGTTGGAGTGTATGGGTATAATGATATTATATTAACAGAAAAAGAACTGTACGAGATGTTGGAACATTATTCTGTTTTGTGTGATGATTTCGGGTTTAAGCATTGGGGGATAATGTGTAACCGTGATGCGTTGAGCTATAGACAAACAACTCCTTTTAGTACTGTTAGTTATATCGGTTCTCCTTTTTCTGTTTTTTTGAAAGGGAATGATTTATTTTATGATGAAAGATTACCGTTAAAAGAAGATTATGATATGACAATACAACAATGTAACAAATATCGTGGAGTGTTAAGGGTAAACAAATACCATTATGATTGCAAACAGTCAAAACAAAAAGGCGGATGTGCAACATACAGAAATTATATAAGAGAAGAACAACAGCTAAAATTGTTGCAGAAAAAATGGGGGAACAGCATTGTAAAAATTGATAATGTGTTAAACCATAATGCGAAAAGAGAAAAGAAAAATATAGATTATAACCCTATTATACATATACCAATCGGCGGCGTTTAAGTTCCGAAGAAATGGAGTTATTATGGCAAGACCGAGAAAAGAGATTGACAAGAAGGAATTTGAAAGTCTCCTTTATATTCAGTGCACATTAGAAGAGGTTACTGCGTATTTTGATAACAAATTAGGAGGCTGCTCCGAGGATACAATAGAACGCTGGTGCAAGAGAACGTACCACAAGAGATTTGCGGACGTTTCCAGAGAAAAGCGTGATGTCGGCAAAATTTCGCTCAGGCGGATGCAGTGGCGGCTGGCTGAAAAGTCTGCCGCCGTTGCGATATTTTTAGGCAAGAACTATTTGGGGCAGACAGATGCGGTACAGATCGACAATGCGGAAGCGTTAAAGAAGCTGGATGAAGTGCTTGACGAAATTAAAGGTATCAATTGATGTTTACCGAAAAGCAGTTGGAGTTTTTTGAAAACGCAAGCCACAGATGGAATTTTAAAGTCGGAGCAGTACGTTCCGGCAAAACATATGCAGACTATTTCACAATACCAAAACGCATCCGGGCAAGAATAGGAAAACCGGGACTTGCTTTCATTTTTGGCGTATCAAAGGCAACAATCGAAAGAAACATACTGGAGCCGATGCGTAATATTTGGGGAGAAGCACTGGTTGGGACCATTAAACAGGACAATACTGCATATCTTTTTGGCGAAATTGTTTACTGTTTGGGTTGTGAAAAGGTGTCACAGGTCGCAAAAATCCGTGGTGCGTCAATCAAGTATGCCTATGGTGACGAGGTTGCGGAGTGGAACCCGGAAGTTTTTGATTTAATAAAATCACGACTTGACAAGGAATATTCCTGTTTTGACGGCGCACTGAACCCGGAATCACCCAATCACTGGCTGAAAGCGTTTTTAGATTCTGATGCTGATATTTATAATCAGCATTACGAGATATTTGACAACAGTTTCCTGCCGCCGGAATTTATTGCAAACCTGTGCAAAGAGTACGAGGGTACAGTGTATTATGATCGTTATATAAGAGGATTGTGGGCACTGGCAGAGGGACTTATATTTCCAATGTATCAAGACGCTATATATGCCGAAAATGCGCTTAAATTGGCTGAATACGAGCGTTTATGTATCAGTCTCGACTATGGTACTCAAAATGCGTTTGCGGCGTTAATTTGGGGCAAATACAAGGGAATATGGTATGCCTACAAGGGATACTATTATTCCGGCAGAGATACCGGCGTGCAGAAAACGGACACGGAATACCTGCAGGATCTTGAAAAGACGTTTGCGGAAGAGATTTCCGCATACCGAAAAGGGCTGGAGCGATGCAAGGCAGGATATGTGAGTACACTGCCCAGAAAAATCGAACTGATTATTGACCCGTCAGCGGCATCTTTTATCGCACTGTTAAAGAAACAGGACTGGTGCACGGTCATAAAGGCAAAAAACGATGTGCTTGACGGTATCCGGGAAACTGCCGTTGCTATGAAAAAGGGATTGATTAAGGTTTACAGCGGTCTCAAAGAATGGCAGAATGAAGCTGGCGGATATGTATGGGACGAAAAATCAGTTGAGGAAAAGCCGGTCAAAGTGAACGATCACTACATGGATGCAACAAGGTATTTTGTCTATACAAAAGGGATAGCAAAAGTAAAAAGGCATTACAACTCAATATTTGAACAGTATGCAAATATTGGCTGATATTTTCATACGCTATACAATAAAACGCCGGGGAAATACGAGACAGCACCGCAACATTTGACCAAAACGAGGTAAAACATGATTACGTATCAGGATCTTTTAAAAGTGCCGGAAGTTGACAAAGACAGAATGGACTTTATCAAAAAGGCAATTAACCAGCACAAAACAACAGGATTGTACAAGGTGGCGCAGGACGCTGACCTGTATGACAAACACAGGAACAAGACGATTGCAGACTTCCAGAAACTGCTGTATACGGTATCGGGGAAAGCCGTGCCGGACATCTGGTCTGCAAATTTTAAAATGGCGTGCCGGCACTTTCATCGGTTCATCGTGCAGGAAAATCAATTTCTGCTGGGAAACGGTATAAGCTGGAATCAGGATACGACAGATGAACGTATCAGCACCAAAAAGCATCCATTCGACAATGAGATCCAGAACGCCGGGCACAAAGCACTGGTACACGGAGTTGCGTTCCTGTTTTTCAATGTCGATCACGTGGAAGTGTTTGACGTATTTGAGTTTATGCCGATCTATGATGAAGAGGACGGCGCAATGAAAGCCGGAATCAGGTTCTGGCAGGTTGCATCGGATAAGCCTATGCGTGCAACACTGTACGAAATGGACGGCTACACAGAATACATCTGGCACGGCGGTACGGGAGAAATCCTGCAGGACAAAAGAGCGTACAAGATCAAAACAGTTACGTCAGAAGCAGACGGCACGGAGATTTACGACAGGGAAAACTATCCGGCGTTTCCGATTGTGCCGCTGTGGGGCAATAAACATAAGCAGTCTGAACTTGTTGGACTGCGAGAGCAGATTGACTGCTATGACCTGATTAAGAGCGGTTTTGCCAACACGGTTGATGAAGCAAGCCTGATTTACTGGACGATCCAGAATGCTGGCGGAATGGACGATGTCGGGTTGTCGCAGTTTGTCGAAAGGATAAAGACCGTACATGCGGCATCGCTTGATGAGGACGGCGCAAAGGCGGAAAGCCACACTCTGGAAGCACCGTATCAGTCAAGAGAAGCACTACTCAACAGGCTGGACAAAGATCTGTACAAAGACGCAATGGCTGTTGACTATGAGAGGATTGCGTCTGGGAGCGTTGTAACGGCTCAAATCCGTGCGGCTTATAACGATCTCAATGCAAAGTGCGATGATTATGAATACTGCGTAAATCAGGCAATTATGTCGATTTTGGAACTGGCTGGAATTGATGACGAGCCAACATTTACCCGGTCAATGATTGTCAATCAGTCGGAAGAGATACAGACCATACTGCAAGCGGCGCAGTACCTTGATCCCGAATACGTCACCGAAAAGATCCTGACGATTCTGGGAGACAAGGACAGATACGATGACATGATTAAAAAGATGGATGCAGACGAGATTGAGCAGATTGCACCTGTTGAGGAGCCTGCTGAGGAACCGGCTGAGGAAGAGTTAAATGGATCAGGCACACCTTGAAACAGATAAAATCATAGAGAAGATTGCAAAGCGGCTGAACCGTGAATACAAGACGGCAAACAAGGATATGGAGAAAAAGCTGGAAAAGTATTTCAAGGCGTTTGACCGCAAGGATAAAGAGAAAAGGGATCTGCTGAAAAAAGGTCTGATAACACAGCAGGAATATAAAGACTGGCGCATTGGTCAGATTATGATCGGAAAACGCTGGGAAGAAATGCTTGATACTCTGGCGCAGGATTACCACAACACGAACGAAATTGCCCGGCAGATCGCAAAAGACAATGCTTATGAGGTGTATGCGCTTAATCATGACTATGGTACTTTTCAAGTCGAAAAAACGTCACTGGTGGATACATCCTACACGCTGTATGACCGTGGCACGGTTTCCAGACTGGCGAAAGCGGATCAGAAGATGCTGCCTGACCCGTCAGAGAGAACGCTGAAAAGAATCCGTGACGCAAAGGAAAAACGCTGGTCAAAGCAGAAGCTGAACAGCGCAATCATGCAGGGGATTCTACAGGGTGAGCCGCTTGCCAAAGTAGCGAAAAGACTGCAGTCAGTCACAAACATGGAAAAGGCTCAGGCTATGCGAAACGCAAGGACAATGATGACCAATGCGCAGTCTGCCGGCAGGTATGACGCATACCGGCGTGCAAAGGGAATGGGAATCTATTTTAAGGTGGTCTGGATTGCTACACTGGACAATCGGACACGGCACGAACATCGGCAGTTGGACGGTCAGATGCAAGAGGTTGACACGCCGTTTGAGGTTGACGGACAGCAGATAATGTATCCTGCGGATCTTGGCGGTACAAACTATAAGGTTCCGCCGGAATTAATCTATAACTGCCGTTGTACAATCGGTGCCGCTATTCCCGGCACAAAGCTGTACGAACAGGGACTGCAGGGCGTTGACAGGTTTTCACGGCTGGGAGATATGAGTTATGAGGAATGGAAGGGAGAGCATCAAAAAGGCTCTTTAACAACAGAGCCGCCAAAAACAAAACCTTTTGAAAGTGTTAAAATTAAAGGAGCACTTGGAGACGATTACGAAGAATTTAGAGGTCTTGTTGATAAAAGCGAAACCAAAGGACTGTTTGATAAATATTCTGATCAGTGCAATAGAATAAGTCGAACTTCTGGCGGTGGAGTTTATCGTCCGCTTAGTGATTCGATAGAATTTTCTTACAGCAAAGATGTTGGAACAAACAAATTCAGCACGCTGGCACATGAATCCGGTCATATGTTTGATGCAAAAATTGGCAGACATCCGAAATTACATTTCGACGAAATTGACACGATTAATAATCGGTGCAAATTTGGCTCCGGCACATTTAAGTTTTTAAAAGAAACACCGTCTATGTCGGACGAATTTTTAAGCGCATTAAGGAAAGACGCTGAAAGATTACGACCAATGATTAAAGATCGCAGTATAGTATCCGCAATGCTGGCTACGAAAGAAACAAGAAATGCAAGTGGAAACGTACAGGATTTTCTTGATGGACTTTTCAGCACACAGGATAAAGGATTACTGCCGTGGGGACATGGTGATAGATATTACAACCGTGCATACAATCGCAGAGTTAAACAGCTTGGTCTTGAGAAACAACTAAAGGAAGCATACAAGGAACTTGGGTTTGATGCCAGCAATCAGGCAAAAGTAAAAAGGCTTACAAGGTTATACGAAACTGCATCAGAAGCGTGGGCAAACGTAAACAGTGCTGTTACCGTTGGCGGAATGGAGCTGGAAGAGTTTGAAAAATATATGCCTGAGACAGTAAAAGCGTTCAAAGGAACAATAAAGGTGGTGCAATAAATGCTTGACGAAATGCTGAAAAAATACAGAAAAAAATTCGGAGAAAGTTTCCCGATGATCCCGTTAAAATGGGGCAGAACCGACAATGAAGTTATTGAAATCATCGAAAACTGTTTGGCACAGGGAAAAGATGTATATGAGCTTGGACTTGTGTCAGATGATGAAGATGTTATTTATTAAGTGGAGCAGGCTATGGCGTTTAAGGTTGTAAGTCACCGGCAGGAAGTAATAGATGCAAAAGATGAAGCTGTAAAGCGTGCAATGATCCAGATCGGCATGGCGGCAGAAACATATGCAAAAGCACTCTGTCCTGTCGGAACGCAGGAAAGCACCGGCATAAAAGGTTATATTGGCGGAACGCTGAGAGGTAGTATCACATACGCAACTGAGGAACAGCACTCAACAGGGCAGGCTCCTGCAAAGGGCGCAGATTACAAAATGCTGGCAACGCCGGAAAAAGAGCGTGTGTACATCGGTACCAATGTGGAGTATGCGCCGTATGTCGAGATGGGAACGGTCAAGATGGAAGCAAAGCCGTATCTCAAACCGGCGATTGCCAACAATGTCGCTGAGTACAAGTCAATTATCGAAAGAGAATTAAATGGATAGTCAGAAATGGCTATCCATTTATTGTTTTCAAACAATTCCGGCTGTGATATAATCTATACCGTAACGAATCACAGAGAATCGTGACCGAAGAAAAGGAGATTACATGAGCCTCACACGGAAAATGCTCAAAGGAATGAGCCTGACGGATGAACAGATTGACACTATCATTGAAGCACACACTGAGACAACTGATGCGCTAAAGGAAGAGCGTGACAGGTACAAAGCGGAAGCCGGCAAACTGCCTGCGATTCAGCAGGAACTTGATGACCTCAAGTCCAAAGGTGATGACGGTTTCGAAAAGAAGTATAACGATCTCAAAGCGGAGTACGACAAGTACAAGCAGGATCAAGCTGACCGTGCAAATAAAGCGGCGGTTGAATCCGCTTATAAGGCACTGCTGAAAGAAGCAGGCGTGTCTGATAAGCGCATTGCGTCAATCCTGCGAGTGACGGATCTTTCCGGCGCAAAGCTGGACAAGGACGGCAAGCTGAAAGACAGCGACAAGATGGTGGAATCTATCAAGGCGGAATGGTCTGATTTCATCCAAACTTCCGGCGTGAAGGGTGCGGATACAAAGACACCGCCCAAAAACAGCGGCGGCAACCTGACCAAAGAGGACATTTTAAAGATCAAAGACGCAGGAGAGCGTCAGCAGGCAATTGCCGAGAACCTTGAACTCTTTGGCTATTGACGAAAGGAGCAAAGATGTCACCTAAAGCAAATCTGACTATGGCGGCAGATATTTCCGTCAGAGCACGTGAGATTGATTTCGTAACACGTTTTACAAAGAACTGGGACAGCCTGCGTGAAGTGCTGGGCATTATGCGTCCGATCAAGAGGGAACCCGGCACAACACTGGCATCCTACGAAGCATACGTCACTCTGCAGCCCGGCGCAGTCGGCGAGGGTGAAGAGATCCCGTACAGCAAGGCAGGTGTGCGTCCTGTCGCATACGGCGATCTGACGCTGGAGAAGTACGCAAAGGCAGTCTCCATTGAAGCCGTCAACAAGTACGGTGCGGCAGTCGCCGTCCAGAAGACAGATGCGGCGTTTTTGAACGAACTGCAGGGCACCGTTCTGGATCGTTTCTACACATTCCTGCAGACCGGCACGCTCAAATCAACTGAAATCACATTCCAGATGGCGATTGCTATGGCAATCGGTCGTGTTGTTGATAAGTTTAAGAAGATGCGCCGTGACTACTCCAACATTGTTGTATTCGTCAACACCATTGACGCTTACAGATATCTTGGAGCCGCAAACCTGACCGTACAGAACCAGTTTGGCATTCAGTACGTCAAGGATTTCCTCGGCGCACAGACCATGATTCTTTCCAGCGAGATCCCGGCAGGAAAAGTCATTGCGACACCTGCTGAAAACATTATCCTGTACTACACAGATCCCGGTGACAGCGAGTTCAAAACATTGGGTCTGGACTACACCGTGCAGGGCGAAACAAACCTGATCGGTTTCCATGCAAACGGCAACTACAACACGGCAGTCGGTGAATCCTTTGCACTGATGGGTATGCTCCTGTGGGCAGAGTATCTTGACGCTGTTGCAGTCATTACAATCGGCGCATCCGGCGCAAGCCTGACTTTCGACAAAGAGGAAGTCACCGTTGCAGTTAACTCCACCGTGACCAATACCCTGACCAAAGTACCGTCTGACGCTACCGTAGCATTTGCATCCAGCGATACGACAGTGGCAACTGTAAATTCCAGCACCGGCGTTGTGACCGGCGTTAAGAAAGGCAGAGCAATCATCACTGCGACAGATGCGACCAACGGAACATCTGAATCCTTTGAAGTGATCGTAAAATAAGGGGGAGATATGACACTGACTGAACTCTGCAAGGAGCTGCGAAACTGGTTTGAAAAGGAAAAGTATTTCGGGACATTCCGAATTGTGAACGGGGAGATTGACCTGTCCGAACTGGTTGCTGACGGTTCCCTGCAGGTCGGTCAGTACTTCCGTATTTGTGACAGCGTATTTAACGACGGCGTTTATCAGTACCCGGCTTCTGATCTTGTCGATGAAGTATTCGAGGGTGCGGTCTGGGCAATGGCGGTTCCTCCTACCGTCATTGCAATGCAGACCGAGATCAACAACTGGCTTGCTGATGAAGATGTACAGAAAGCATTGGCAAGTCCGTATCAGTCTGAATCTTTCGGCGGTTACTCATACACCAAAGCGTCAGGCGGAAGCAACGACAGCGGCGAGGGTATCACGTGGCAGAAAAAATTCAAGTCACAGCTTAACCAATGGAGAAAGATAAGATGAGCCTGCTATCGGAAGCAATGGAAGAGTGCGTGCTACTCAATAAGCACACTGAATCGGACGGATACGGCGGATATAACACGACTTGGAGCGATGGTGCAGTATTTAATGCGGCAATCGTTTTTGACACGTCTATGGCGGCAAGAGCGGCGCAAAAAGACGGTGTTACGTCCTTATACACGGTCACAACGGAAAAGGCGATGACGCTGGAATATCACGATGTTTTCCGGCGTGGATCTGACGAAAAGATATTCCGTGTCACATCTGACGGCGATGATAAAAAGACACCTGCATCTGCCGGGTTAAATATGCGGCAGGTGACAGCTGAGGAATGGAGACTACCCAATGGATAAATCACAGGGACTGCAGTCATTTTGGGAACGGTTCGGTATACCGGCGTATGACGAACTGACGGTACCAGACAATGCGGCTATGCCGTATATTACCTATTCAAACGTGACTGACAGTCTTGGAAATCCCGTGCCGCTGACCGGCTCAATCTGGTATCACTCTACATCATGGGAAGAAATTACAAAAAAAGCAGACCAGATTTCAGAGCATGTCAACCTGCTGGGATTTGCTCTTGTGCCGTTGGATAATGGGTATATCTATATCACGAAAGGGAATCCTTTTGCACAGCGCATGTCGGACGACAGCGACAGCATGATCCGGCGAATTTATATCAACCTGATGGCGGAATATCTAACACAATACTGAGGTATAAAAATGGGAAGATTTACAAAAATTCCAGAGGACACTTTTGACCAGCTTCAGCTTGATGCCGGTGTCCTGCTGAACACATTTGACCCCGATAACCCTGCTATTGCAGAGGGGGCAATCATCACGGCAACGACCGGCGGTATCAACGCAACATGCGTTCCTACGTTTTCCGATATGGGTGAGGACGTGGACAACTGCCCGGTCAATATGAAAGAACTGAAACATTTGGACAGTTGGGAGTGCAAGCTGGGATTCACCGCACTTGGGACCAGTCCGGCGGCGATCAAAATGGCACTGGGTTGTGCTGATGTTGACAGCGAGAACGCAAGCAAGATCATTCCCCGGCGCAATCTGGCGCAGACCGATTTTGCTCATATCTGGTGGGTCGGAGACAGAGCAGACGGCGGTCTTGTTGCGATCCAGCTTTTAAATGCACTTTCAACCGGCGGTTTTTCCCTGCAGACAACAAAGTCCGGCAAGGGACAGATTTCCTGCGAACTGACTGGACACGTATCCATCAACGATCAGGACACCGTGCCTATGGTTTTTTACAGTCAGGCGGCAGAGGAAGGAACGCAGACAGGGACGCAGACGCAGAACAATACAGACGGAGAATAATTTATGAAGAATCTGGCAAATTGTAAGCCGTCAGAGTTTCTGGCGCAGACAAACCGGCTCAGAAAAACAGCAGAGCGTTTTCTGACGGTCACTGACATTATGAATATCCGCAAGCGCCTTCCGAAAGGCATGCCGGAACTGACAGCTGATCTTTCTGTTGATGAAACAGAAGCCGTCAAGAAGAAACGAAAGGAAATGGTGTCTGCGCAGATACAGAAAAACCTGGGCGCAATTTTTGACGCTATCCTCGAAGAGCATCCGGCCGAAACACTTGAACTTCTGGCTCTGTGCTGTTTCGTGGAACCGGCGAACGTTGACGATCATACGATGTCCGAATATCTGGGAGCAATCCTTGATATGGCTGAGGATGAAAATGTCATGCGTTTTTTTACATTATTGACGCATTTGGAAGTGTAGACTACTTTGAAGCAATAAAGGATATACGGCTTGATTTGCTGGAAGTGTTTGGAAAAAGCTATGTGGTGGATCACTGCATAGCTTTTTTTAAAAAGAAAGCAGAAAGGGAACTGTATCAGGTCTACATAACAGATGCGTTGTGCTATATCAACGATATTTTGGCAACACGTTTCGGCGGTAAAATGATGTCAAAACGGTATTACGACATACTGCACAAAAAGCCGGAAGAGACACGGACGGCGCAGGAAATTGTTGCATCTATTAGGAGCAAGCTATGAATGTTTTTGAATTAATGGCAAGCCTTGGTCTTGATTCATCGGAATATGATTCTGCGCTGGAGCAGAGTGAGGAAAGCGCAAAAGGTTCCGGGAACCGGCTTGCAAAGATTTTTGGCACTGCGGCAAAAGCGGCAACTGCGGCGATAACGGCGGCGGCTGTCGCTGTCGGTGCGCTTGCAAAAAGCGCAATATCAAGCTACGCAGAGTATGAACAGTTGGTCGGCGGTGTTGATAAACTGTTTGGTGAAGCAAGCGGAAAACTGCAGGCATATGCTGACAAGGCATATCTGACTGCCGGCATGTCTGCAAACCAGTATATGGAAACAGCAACATCCTTTTCTGCCGCACTGATAAATTCCCTTGAGGGCGATACACAGAAAGCGGCTGATATAACGGATGTTGCTATGCGGTCTATGTCGGATAATGTAAACACATTCGGATCGTCGATGGAATCCGTCCAGTTTGCCTATCAGGGATTTGCAAAGCAGAACTATACGATAAACAATCTAATGTCCGCCGCATAAGTGATTATGCGGTGAGCGTGGGTGAACCTACCAAGGGTGTGGAAATAGAAATATTTCTGCTAACGGGGGAACTCTAAGGGCAAATGCCTATGACAATCCCGTGCCAAGCCTCTACGGAGGAAGGTGTAACGACTATCGGTTCGTCACCGAGTACATTGCCTATTGGTACGGCAATGGAAGTGCCCACCAACTGTTAAAGAAGGTTGAATATCCAACCTTTCTTGTTTCCTTTTTTGTATACACGACCATATGAAATCTGTGATTTATGGCATTTGAAATAAGCGGCTGTTTCATCACGGGAATTGAAAATGATGGTTTGGGTGCCATTCGTGGCCTTAATCTTTTTCTTCCTGTTTTCGACACGCTCAGCATAACCAAATGACCAACAGTTTTCGGATACAGAAACCCAACGCAGATTATTAACGGAATTATCAAGTTTATTCCCGTTGATATGGTCAACTTGTGGTAGATTTTGAGGATTTGGAATAAAAGCAATGGCAACAAGCCGATGAACATAAAGCGGAACGGTTTTACGTCCGAGCATGATCTGATGATATCCTGCGGTTCCTTTATGAGGCTTGAGGATTCTGCCTGTTTTGTCATTGCGGACATCACCGTTTTCACTGATTGAATAATGATCCTTACCTTCAATTTTACGCCACTCCATAACAATTCCTCCTTAATATGATTATTTGTCTATTATATCATGTTTCGGAAGAAAACAGAACAGGAAATGTTAGACAGTTGAAGATATAGTCTAAACCCTAAAAAATACTGAGAAATCAGGGGTAGTAATTTGGTTAGACAACTTGAAGCTGGGGTACGGCGGTACCAAATCGGAGATGGAGCGGCTTATTGCAGACGCTAATGAATACCGGGCAAGCATCGGTGAATCCGCTGACCTGAGTATCGATTCGTTTGCCGACATTGTAATGGCGATTGAAGCTGTACAGGAAGCGCAGGGTATTGCCGGAACCACAAACAAAGAAGCAATGAAAACCATTGAGGGATCAGCAAACGCAACGAAAGCCGCATGGCAGAACGTCATTACTGCAATCGGACGTGGCGAGGGGCTGAGTGAAGCAATCGAGGGACTGACAACGGCGATATTCGGTGCGGCTGAGGGCGAGGGCCTTCTGAACCAGATCATCCCCAGGATAAAGATAGCGTTCGAAGGCATAGCGGAGTTTGTAACGACAGTTGGCCCCATGATTGCTGAAAAGATCCCCGGCATTGCATCGGATGTCATTGCGTCACTTATTGAAACAGCGGTTACTGTCGTGACTACGCTGGCGCAGGCTCTGCCCGGTCTTGTTACAAGTCTTATTTCCGCCGCTCAAACAGTAGCACAGGACATTATTTCGCAATTTACGGACAGTTTTTCGAGTTTTGATGCGGATGGTGTAATTGGAGAGTTTAATGACGGAATTGTTTCAATGTTAAGTAAGGCAATTCCAGAAGCGATTGTTAATGGCTACAAATTTGCCGTGTCTTTCGCAAAGGGAATGTTAGATTCCGCACCTCAAATTTTATCAACAGCAGGATCCATATTGCAGTCTATGGTGCAGGGTATAACAGAGGGACTGCCGACGATTCTTTCCAGCGGTTCTGAGATTATCCTGAGCCTGCTGGATGGAATAATTGAAAGCCTGCCTAATATCACGCATACAGCGTTTGAGGTTGTCTGGGGCATAATTAACACGCTTTATGAAAATCTTCCCAGCATTTTTGAAGCCGGCGCAGAACTACTTGGAAATCTGTTAATGGGTATTGTTGAGCGACTGCCGGAGATTGCAGAAACAGCTTTAACTATCATTAACGATTTCATGGCGCAAATACAAGAAAACCTTCCGACAATCATACAGACCGGCATAACCATTATTGGAAACCTTGCGAGTGGAATCATACAGAATCTTCCTGCATTTATCAGTGCGGCGGTAACTGCGATTGGAAGATTTATCTCTACTATTACCGCAAACCTGCCGCAGATCCTGAGCCGTGGCGTTGATATTGTTAACACA